CCCTAACGCTACAATCCACGGACACCGAGACTTTGCGGCCAAGGCGTGCCCAAGTTTTGACGCTACTAAGGAGTACAAAGACATTAAATAATGAGCCGATGAAGAAGTTTATAACTATCTGTATGTGCCTGTTAGCCTTGTTTGGGCTGATAGGCTGCAAGACGACAAAAAAGGCGGTATCGGAATCATCCACAACTACAAGAGAGGAAACCGACACCACCAAGTTAGCAACCGATAGCATCCACGTAGGTACTATCCAAACCGACAGCCGGACCACGCTAACGTATTTTAGCGATTGGGGGTACATCGAGTTTGCCCATAACGGCGGTACACTCACGATTGACACTTTGGGCAACCTGAGAGCCGATGGCGTGAAGTCATACCAACACGGCAAGAAAGCCGCCCAGAAGAAAGCTGAGAACGTCACCCAGAGCAAGGACAGCACCAACACCCACAAGCTGCAAGCAAATGCGGTGCAGAGCCGAGACAACAAACAAGCCAGCAGAGAGCCACAGAAACAAGGCGTGAAAGCCTTAAAATGGTATCAGCGTACAATTTACCATATTGGCTTTTTATGTTGCGTAGCGGCGATTATTTATGTTATATTCTTATATCTACGGAGAAAAAAATAAAATCTGTTTTCTTGATAGTGCAAGCCCGGAGCCGACCGAGAGGTTAGCCCGGGCAATTTGCTTTACCCAATACGTAGTCTATAACTTTGCGGTTTGCGGCATCCACTTTATCCCTATTGTACTTTATATACACACCTGTAACCTTTGCGCCGTGGGAGTGTCCCAAAGCCTCACTGATAGTGTCTTTAGGTATATCCAAGTCGGCGGCATACGTCGCCCAGGAATAACGCGCCCAGTACAAAGATAGCCCCTTTTCCAAAGGTTGCATTTCTTTTCGGTGGTTTCGAGTAAAAACGAAATTTCCGTTATCATCCAACCGGGCAGGGCCTATTTTAGCTAGAGCGTTATTAACGCTACCCTGTAAGGCTTTATAGTCTTTGTACCTATCAAAGCAACGTATGAGGTGCTTTTTGCCCTTATAGCGGTTTATTATCTCCATTGCTTCCGGCTCAATCTTAATGCTATATAGCTTATTTGTTTTGTGTCGGCGGTATTCCAAGCGACCATTAACGATGCTATCTAACGTGCAGTCGGCAAGATCAACCGTATTAATGCCTATCAGGTAAAAGGTAAGCATGAACAAATCACGATATTCAGGATAAAGCCCCTGTAGTGGTAAGTCTAACAATTGCCTCATTTTCTCTATCGGCAAATCCCTCATACGAGTTTCTTCTACCTTTATGCGGTAGTGTCTGAAAGGATCATTAGTTGTAATATTGTGGTCTATTGCCCAGTTAAACGCGCGCTTAACGGCTTTCATGTATGCCGCTTTCGTATTAATTGATAGCCCAGACATCGACGCGTAGAAATCATCTAACCACGTAGTAGTTATTTGCTCAAAGTGCAGCTTTGCCGGATCATAGCCAAATGCCTGTATCTTTAACGATGCACTTTTGGTTATCCCCTTAGTGCGATCGGCGCGCCCCTCACACATTGACGAAAATACGTCACTAAGCGTAGGTACATCAATGGTGGGCTTTTCCAATTCCAAGTCGGTAAGCATTTGTTTGATTTGCCTACGTGATAATTTCGGCCATTGCCCAGTCTCCTTTAATTCCATAATGCGGTTAGTAACCATAGCGAGCATAGAGACAAGGGCGGCGTTAATACGCCGTGCCCCTTTGCCAATGTATTGTTGTGTCCGGGCATCCCACTCACCAACCGAGGCATAGACACCAGTACCGAGATAGATGTTAGTGCCGTGCCCTACTATAATCTGGATTGGATACGTACCATCTTTTAACGCCCTACGAACATCTAAGCGAAAACGAGATTTTGCCATAAGCCAGACTTAAAAATTTGCTGAAAATTTGCTGATTTTTGCGCCTAAACCTACCAAAACACACCACATTTCACCCATTTTTAGGGCTTTGGCGCAGAAGAAAAAGCCCATTTTAGGGCTGATTATCAGGTGTTTGGCTACTAGAGCCGTGACACCACTTAATAATCCCATATTATTCATATCTTATTGATTTATAATTAATTACGAACACATAAAAACTATTTGCTGAAAATTTGCACGGTTATATTTGTCTTTGCAAAGTCAAAACCGAGCCGTTAGAAAGGCGTAGAGGGTAACTACTTTCGTAATCCTCAAACCTAATATCGCTATCTAACAATTTAAGTTGCATACTATTTTCGGAATAGTCCACTATCTCAAATGTGAACTTAAACCAATTACTTTCCCAAAAATACCACGCCGTCCTATCTACTCTTTCGTTGAAGTATTGCCATTTAACACTAGGCAGCAAAGGCATTAAATCACACATTATATATAAATGGGCATTGCCAACATTTTGCCCCAGCACCTTAATATCGTTTATGTGAATTTTATCGTTTACATCAGACGCTATTAAGGAGCATTGTTCTTTCAATACAGCATCGTCTATATTTTCAAGAAAGTAGTAAGGACCCGAAAAGGTATTATCGAACTTATCAGACCAGATGCAGTTAGTTTTGTCATTTAGAACCAACCTAATACCAACCACACTTTGAGGCATTGCAGACACAACCACCCACGTTCCTTTTACGTCCGAAAGCGTAACGGTATGGCTATTTACCGTATTCGTTTCGTCGTTGTCGGATGAGCAGCCGACAAATAATAAAGCCACAAGTAATGTAAACAAAATTCTTTTCATTCTTTTGTGTATTTTGGTGTAAAGCTAATTATCCTACATTCCTTTTTTGTTCAGTCAAATACGTTGTTTCTAATTCGTCTATACGCGCTTTATATTTTGCAACCATTTTCGACAAAGTTTCTATTGTGGTTTCAAGATTTGCTATTTCGACATCTTCCGGTGCATCCATGCCACCGGGCAAAATGCGCATATCACCAGTACCACGCAACAACCATTCAGCCGATACGTCGTTGTGCTTATTCAATATGAGCAACAAAGTATCTACCGTTATTGCCGCCCCATTATCGGAAAGTTGGCGGTTTAGACGTTTTTGGGTAGCGGAATCGCCGCCCGCTAATTTGTTTTGCGTTTCGCCAAATTCAGCAAAAACCGCTGATATTCTGTTTCTTACGTCGTTTTCTGTCTGCATACGCTTACGGTGTAAATTGTTAAAAAATCTTATTTATTAGACATTTTCGTCTCAAAAGTTTGGTTAGTTACCCGAAAAAGTCTATCTTTGCACTCGAAATAAGTAAGTAACTAACCTTACGAGTACAAGAAAGGCTGTCGGACTATTTGCCCAACATCACCAAAACCCAACTGCAAATATACGGCAGTTTTTCTTTATCTCCAAAGGTATAAGTAACTAACTAAGTAATTTTAATAAAATTTATACTTTTATGGCAGACGAAACAGGAAAAGCAATCAAATTGACACGTGACGATTTGCGGTCAATTGACGTAGGAAAGACGAAAACGTTTTACCTACCTGATGCGAAAGCGTGCGACAACGGCAAGGCTTTAACGTATCAATTTCAAAATTTGATGGGCTGCAAGTTCAGCGTTAAAACGGACTATACAGCCAATACACTAACTATCACACGTAACGCTATATGATTATCACCAAACCCGAAGTAGAGCCAGACGGTTTGTATAACCAAGGGCAAGCAGCCAAAGCGTTGCATGTAGATCGGCACACCGTCGCCCGGTACGCTAACGATGGGCTTATCAAGTTCAGAGTTAGAAAAGCCGGAAAGGGCTTAATCACTACGGGGGCGGAAATAATCAAGTGTTGGAAATCAATGTATCTTTAAAATAGTAGCAATATGAAGATTAAAAGTATAGCAGTTTTGCCAAGTGCCAAAGGTTATTTGGCAGTAACGAAAGACGATTTATTTGTACCTGAATATATCGTTTTGGCAGTAATAGAGAATGGAAAAGCCGAAAGTATTGTACCATTGGCTATATCCGACCTTTGTACTTTAAGCGACCTTTTTAGCTCACAAACAGACTATGAGTTAGAAAATGAGAATCAGGCGATACAAAATAACGCCGTATCGAGTATGCTTATTTCAAAAATAACATTGCATACCGCCGCCGCTTATATCTGCAAGGAAGTACCATATATGCAGGATGTACAGGAAGCGAAAAACGACCTCATAGCGATGGCAGAAAAAGCAAATATCGAATACGATAAGCGAATAAAAGATATTTCGTCGGTAAAGGATTGCCAACAAATTGTATCAGGAACATTTAGAAAGTTATGAAAAAAGTAATGAAGAATTGGCGTTATTGGCTGATGGTGGTTATCGGCTTTATCGCTTTTTTCAATCTGATTGGGATGCCACACAAGGGCAACCCCAACTATTGGGAGTTAGTGATTTATTCCAAGTTTACGGCAATAGCACTCGCATATTTCGACATACGTTTATATGTATGGTTTGCGAAGCACAGAAAGATAGATGAGCTATTGGAGTACATCAACGAAGATAAATAACATCATTAATCATATACAAAGATGAAAACAGATTTTAGTATTAACGTACAGGTCAATTTGGGTGTAACACCCGAAATCGTGGCTTTGGTAAATGCCATTTTGTGCCACCGACCAACAGTTTCGCTGACCGCCGAGGAAGCACTCGACGGAAACGGACAAGTAGATAACAAGCCAGAGGACACCACCCCGGCACAGCCTCA